AAAAGAACTTTCCAAGATGTGTACAATATAAAAATAAATTTTCACACATTTCATGTATAATAGGATTCACGCCCATATTATCATATGCTAATCCAATACTCGATATGCAATAATCAATTAAAGTTTCACGAGGCGAATTCCCATATGCAAACTTAACCAACGTATCACTTAACATTTTATAAGGTACAACCTTGGTCGTACCAGGTGGATAAGTCTCATCACTTAATGTAAAACGTCTTTTAAGAAAAACAGCACCATCAATTAAAACACCACCATGACCATCAGGAACAGACAAAAACGGCACATCATTTCTAATTTTCGTAATCTCCATTCCAAAAAACTCATGAACAAAAGAAGCATAACCATTTTCATTAACAATATCATGTATCTCAACACCAGTCGCTATAATATGATCATCTCCATAATCAGGAAACTCAACACGCTCAGCTTCAAAAGCTTGCTCTAACTGCACAGCACGATAAGGAAATTTTGCAATCACCATTTCATAATATGAAAAAAATAATAATCCAACTATCCACGAATTACCATGACTTGTTTGAAACGCACCAGAAGGCATAACGCCAATAATAATCTTCCAAATACGTGCAAAGATATGAACAATCTTCACACTCAATTGACCAGTTGTCTTCTGTAATAAGAAAATAAACAACTTAAAATCAGGACTATCATCTTCATCATAATACACTAACGCTTGTGACTCATATAATTCTAATAATACTCGATGTATTGATGTATCAAGTGATGTAAAATCACCATCACCAAAACGCATAGTAGGATCATCATATTTCATTTGATCTGCAAAATACTGTGCTCCACCATGTAACCATCGCATACCAACTTTAATCATTCGACCACGCTCAAACAACTGTCGATCTTTCAATACTAAAAAAGCAAAGATATACTGAACAAAGTGCGGTATAAAAAATTCACGACACTTATCATAAAATGCAGCACGTTTTTCAGGTTTAATTGTAGTTGAATTAAAAACCTCAACTTTACAACATATAGTACATGCTTTCTCAACAAATTTTATATCATGAGTTTCACGAAATTCATTAATATAATCTATAACACGCTGCTTACATGCTGCCTCTTGATCACCTTTCGTCCCATTAGGTGTTATAACAACATTAAACACACCTATCTTTTTAGGATAGGGCTTACCAGCACGAATACC